AGTATCTTTAAAGTCGCCAGCGGTAATTCTGATTGTTGCGACAACATCTTTATCTTTGTATTTGATATCGCTTTCAGCGATTTCATAAGTTTCTTCAATCTTCATTGGCTAACTCCAATTCTTCTTCATCTTCAACACCACCAACGCTATCTTGTCCGTACATGAATTCTTTTTTACATGCTTCGTCAATCAAGTCTAGAATTTCTTTAGTGAAATACTTTTCTGGTTCAGCGTTGATGTTCTTGCCAAAGACCTTCACACCATTCGACAATACATATTGAGTAGAGACTTTCTTAATGATGCCATACTTCTCTGCGATATCAAGCAAACCATAATAACGATCTAAGCCTTTACTGTATGTGATTTTAATTTCAACAAATTTATTTTCTTTTGTTAAACGGCTCTTGTGTAATTTTGCTTTAACGATGTTGCCAATAACTTCAGTACCATCTTTGTCTTTCTTCTTAGACAGATATACAATCGTAGATGCTGTGTACTTCAAGCCAGAGCCACCAGACATTTCTTTCATTGGAATGTATGCGCCAACAACATCATAAACGTGGTTTGTTACAAGCAAAGGCACACCAATCTTAGCAAGTTTCAAATTCAACACACGAAACGTTGCTTTGAGTATTTGACTCTTAGTCATGTCTTTTGTTTCTTTGCCTTCAGCAGTATCTTCCATTTCTTTTGTAGAAGACAACTGACCTAGAGAATCAAGAACCATCATCATTGGTTTACGTGCTGATTCTTTTTGTGCAGAATACTTTTCAATGATTTGCAATGCAGTGTGACGAAACTTTTGAATTGTATCTGGCTCAGAGATGATAACACGTTTAGTGTCTACACCACGACTGTCCATCATAGACTTTGTAACTGCCGCTTCAGTGTCAAAGTAGATAACACCGCCATCAGGATTTGCATCAAGAAACTGTTTGATAACACCAAGCACAAAGAAAGTTTTGCCAGTTGAAGACTCGCCAGCAAATGCAGTCACTTTGTTGTTTGGCACACCACCATAAATGCTACCACTCAGTAGCGCATTCAGTGCATAAGAGCCAGTGTCAATGCTACCACTAAACTCAGCCGATGCGCCACCATCGGAAAGAATCTTTGTGTCATCATCTTTTAATTGCTCAACTAAATCTGTAAAAAAATTACTCATATTAATCACCTTTCATATTATTAATCACTCTCTGCCTCAATTCTGTGGTAGAGAAACTATGTCGCCTCTTATTGTAATAAATTTCTATAGGCAATTGTTTGCCTGTAAATTCTTTATCTTCATATTCTTCTCCTATTATTCTAACACTAATCGGATAGGAAAGCAAGATATCTAACAATTCTTTTTCGGTGCTGTATGGAATAACTTCATCCACATACTTACATGCGTCCAATTGAACAAAACGTTCAAACATGCTTTGCACAGGTTTGTTTTTAGTATCTGGTCTATCTATGGTAGGATCACTTTGCAATCCCACAATCAAATGTTCACATTGTCGCCTTGCCTCTTTTAACATCATAATATGTCCAGCATGGAACAAATCAAACGTACTACAAGTAAAACCAATTTTCATAATTATCTTTCTGCAAACTCCGCAAATTTTGATCTGCCATCTCTAGCATATTTTCTTTTCGCATCTTCCAATTCTTCTTTTGACATTGGTATTGGTTCAAAGACTGTTGCATTGTTTGAAGTGTCAACACCATCTTCTGTTATGCGAGTTTTTCTTTTTCTTTTCACCACTTCAGTGGGGTTTGATGTGTCGATGGTTGAAGAGAAATTAACTTCATATCCACCAGACTTTTGTTCTTTTTCTTTTGCTATTTGTCTCAAGGAGAAATTGCCCGCAATGATAAGTAAAACAGCCATTGGGTCAAACACAAGAACTAAAAGAATAATAACGAATCGTACAGACTTATCTAGTAAATTAGAATCAATGCTGTCTCCGTAGATTAGTGCCGCAATATATTTTATCGGACCAACCTCTGCTTCCACCTTTCGAATCTCGGCGGCAATAGGCGAACGGGCATCGTTAAGTTCCGCAATAGACTTTTGCGACTGTGATATTTCATTTTGAATGCGACTACGTTCTTTCTGTTGGGACTTACGCATAGCCACAGCTTTTTCGGCACCCTTTTCATCTGTTGAGCGGCCCAGTACCTGGTCCACTCCCTCATCCATCTGTTTAAGTGCCTTGCGGTTTGTTTCAATATTCTCTTTTTGGGTTTTAATTTTTTCATCATATATTGCAATTTTACTTTGTACATCACCACTTACTAAATTTTGATCGTTGTGTGCTTTAGAAAGATATCCAAAAATTCCCAATGATGTAATGAACATTAGAATGATAACTGCTATTGTGAAATAGTACTTCAGAAATCTTGGTGCGATTGACCAATTCTTATATGCCCACGATGCGGCAATGAGTTTAGAAAACTCAAGCGCACCACCCATGATTGCAATTGGAATTGGGCTAGCCGCAAAGATCGCCATAAGTCCTATGACAGAATAATATGCGGCAATAGCAGAAAGAGATATCGCACTCAATAATGTAATCAAAGCAAATAACATAATTATCCTCTAGTCAATGTTAACACCTTATCAATTTGTTCTTGAATTTTTGCAGTGCGATTTGGCCAGTAAATGTATTCTTTTTCTGGATTCTTCATCAAGTTAACTAGCAATGGCATGATGAGTTGTTCTAACTCTTTTAGATTTGCTTGCACTTCTGATTTCATGTTTTGACGTTCTGCATCAAGTCCTAGTTTGCCTTGATTGTATAGTGATAACATTGCATCTAATTTTTCTTCTACACGATGCAGTGATTCTGAAGATTGTTCAACAGTTTCTCTAACGAGGATGGTATCTTCTAGCGTAGTTGGATCGGTGAGTCTAGTTAGTGTCGATTCATCAACAGCACTAAATCCAAAATCATCTTCTTTTCTAAATGCTAGGTACTCTGCGGGTATTGTTCTTGTTGTCATGCGAAAAAACTTTCCAATGAAGAAACACGTTCAGTCTTCCAACCAATTGTGTTTACAATTGTTTTTAATGGATCAAGATATGCTTTGTCAAATTGGGTATCATAGTCGATGTACTTTTCCAAATTGAATTCTTTTGGCAGTACAGTCAATATAGAGAATACATTTTCTTGAACGGGATTTGGAACTTTCATGTAACAGAATTTAGTCTTATCGCCATCTTGAATAAGTTGATACTTCTTATTCAGTTTATATTTTTTCAAAAACGTATTAAACATTATCGCACCACGCACATGCATAGGTGTGCCCTTTGAATATAGTTCCGAACTACTCATATATTTAGACAAGTCGCTAACACCACGTGGGAATGCAATGTCTTCGAATGGAAGAGTTTTGAATTCTTGTTTGAATGCTTCTACAAAAGATTGAAAGTCTGTTTCATTACCATTCATCACAATCTTCAAAGACTCTTTAATTTTATCTCTACACGACATTGGCGTAGAAGACTTGACAGCTTCAATACCCATCATCTTTAGCTTTGGCTCTGCAAAACGAACACCTTCAGAATCGTATACGTTTAGAATGTAACGCTTCTTTGCAGTCCAGATACCTTTGTTGGCAATTACTTCACGCTTCATCTGCATTTTCTGGTCAAATGAATTCATGTAGTCTGCTAGTTCTTGGTATGACTTGTCGATGAATGGTTCAAATTTTTCGGTACACGCTTTGTCAACGAAATCAACAATCGTTTCAATTTTCGTTTCACCCTTCGATCCGTAGACCATATGTACCAGCGGACCAAGATTGACGTATACAGAGTCCGTATCCGATGCAATAACATAATCAACATCCTTAGTTTTCAATAGTTTGTTTAGATAACTATTCAACTTCTTTTCAATCCAGCGAATAGCAAGTTGACCAGACAGAGTAATTGCTTCTGCTTGTCTAGTGTCAAAGAATCTAAAATATTGATTACCAAGTGCGCCATACGCAGAGTTCAATTGTACTTTCTTCGCAAGTTGCAAGTTCTTGTACTTTGAAATCTGATTTGATATTTCACGTTTACTTTCTTTGTTTGTTTCTTTTTCGTAAGCCTTCTGCGCTTCAATCATTTTCTTTTTGTACAATGACCGATCATCATACATGCGTTGCATCATAGCAGGTAAGAAGCCTTGCTTGTCACGCTTGAAGTAATGCCCGTTGGCTGCCATGCAATATTCACCTTGTGATTGGTACTCACCATCTAGTAAATTATCAATAGAGACATTTGTGTGGCGACCCTCAACAATTGTTTCTGGTGAAATATTGTATTGCATAATCAAGTGCGGATACAATGAGTTCAAGTCAAATGACACAACCCATTCATGCATACCAATAAGCGGATCTTTTACATAAGCGCCAGCAAATTGTGAATCTTTTGATGTGTGAACATTCTGTGGCACAATAATATTCTGCTCAATCAAATCGTTATGAATCAGAGTATCCCACATACGCACCTGTGTGAACACATCGTTGTAATTAACTTTAGCATCGTATGCCAGCGCCAGCGCCATGTCAATCAATTGCATCTTTGCGTCAATACGATCTACAAGTTTAACGTCATGGATGTTGTACTCAATAAACTTTTGAAAGTTTGTTCGGTACAATTGATGAAGACTTTCAACTTCAGAGTAGTCTATTTTCTTTTCGCCAAGTTCAACATATGCAATGTGATTAAGACTGAAACTTTCTTGCTGTGAATAAGTAAACTTCTTATATAGTTCAAGATAATCTAGCGTAGCAATACCAGACAATTCATAAATCGTTTCTTTTTTGAAACTTGAAACAGTCGTTCCTCCAGGAGTTTTACCTGTCACTCTTTCGTTAATCATTCTCCAAGGAGACAGACGCTTTACAGTCTCTTCGCCAAGAAGTCGTTTGATTCGATTGACAAGATATGGAATATCGAAAAACTTAATATTCCAACCAGTTACAATGTCTGGTGATGTTTCTTCCCACATTTCGAGAAAACGCATGATGAGATTATTTTCATCACGACACTTCATGTATGTTACATCATCACGATTGTTATCATAGTCACCACAGCCAAAGACATAGAAGTGTCCTGCTATCTTAAACGTGATGGCAGTAATTGGTTCACTCGCAGACTCAGGTTCAGGAAAGCCATTTTCAGAACCAACCTCAATGTCAATATTTGCAATCTTAATTTGTTGCGGATCATAATCTATTTTTCCTGGATAGGTTTCATTGATGTACACATATGGAAAGTTTGTTGAGCCATACACTTTAAAGTTGTCAACATCTTCATAACGTTTCATAAACTCTGTAGCATCACGCATTGTTCCCTGCGACACGGCTGCAAGAGATTGTCCATCTAATGTTCGATACTCGGCATCTTTTGTGCCAGCAGGCAAATACAATGTCGGATTGTATTCGACCTTGTCATTGAACCTCTTGCCATTACTGTAACCACGAACAAGAATGTGATTACCGAGTTTAGAAAAATGCGTATAAAATTTCATTAAATAATAATGCCTTGAGACGGTGGCAGGACAATCCCTGATCCGTATATCTCATTATACTTGTTTTTTATCTCTTGTGCAACTGTTACGTTGTAAATTATATGGTTAGGATTAAACTCTACCACTTTCTGTTGCGAAAAAATTAGAAGTGGTTGCATCTGTAGACTTGCTTTACCATTTGGACCCATTGCAATACCAAGAACACATGGATTCTCTACACGATATTTTTCTGGAGTTTCTTCTACAATGTCACCAACAAGTTCTTCACCTGTTGTCAATTTTAAAATTCTCAAGTTTGCCATTTTATACCTTCATAATTAAAATGGGGACATTGCGTCCCCATTGGTGTTATTTAAAGCGTTCTGCTTTGTGTTTCTTTGCATCTTGAATTGCTTCAAGAATTGCCATGAAGAATTTTTTTACTGATTTCATAGCATATCATCCTCGGTTAAATATTGCTTAATAGATTTTTTAGTTTTAGGTTCAGCATCTTTAACTTCAATCTTCTTAGGCTTCTTATGTTCTGGAATGATTCGCTCCAAAGCAATCTTCAACATGCCATTAATCAAAGCGGCATCTTGAATTTCGATTTGGTCATTTAATGCAAATGTACGAGTGAACGCACGATTAGCAATACCTCTGAACAAGAAATTCTCTTCATCATCTTTTGTATTACCGGCAACAATTAGTTTGTTGTCTTCTAAAGTGATATCGATTTCTTGTTTACCAAAACCAGCAACCGCAATTTCAATGACGTAGGTATTGTCACCAGTCTTGCGAATGTTGTAAGGTGGATAGTTAGGAATATTCTTAGTCACATCATCATGTATCTTTGCTAGTCGATTGAATTGCTCATCGAAGCCGACAAAGAATTTATCAAAGTCTTTGAATCCTGCACCGCCAAAGATAGCGGGAATTGGTGTGTGTCCCATATTATATCTCCTCTTACTTAGTTTTTGAAAACGCTTTTTTAGCGTCAAAAGTATATGCAGAAAGTCCAAGAGTTGTAAAAAACTTATTGACTTCTACTGCAACAGCTTTTGCGTAAAGTGTTTGCGCTTCAATGAAAGTATTGAGGGGTTTTGCAAGTTCTTCATTCTTGACGAATGTTTTGACGAATTGCGTTTTTGTGCCTTGAAAAGTATCGATAGCACTATTGATGTTTTGTAACATAGTTTCTCCTATTAAGCGAGTTAAAAAATTTGATACCCCGAAGGCGTATCATTAAAATCCTGCTTACTGAATACAGGGGTACCATAACGTTGTACCAGCGTTAGACGCTCCTAAGGTAGAAGAGCCATTAACGTTCCCATCCCTGAGATACGTTTATTTATAACAGATTAAGACTGTCCAACCATTCTGCGTGAAACAAAATATGTTGTGTTACCTTCTGTGTTCGTTGCTGTACGAACTTTATAGCCGTACTGACGCAAGTCGCTCATACGGGCACGAAGGTTTTTAACGCCAAACAAAGACCGTGCTTGGGGTGCAGAGATTCCACGACCAGTACCACGCAAGTACGATACCAAGAGTTCTGTCTGTGTTTTGCTAGAATTTACAAATGCCATTTTATATACCTCATCAATTAATGATAAAAAAATTTACTAAGAATTATTTCTTAGCTTCTGATTTAGCTTCAGCTGGTTTAGCTTCTGCTTTTTTAGCCTCTGCTTTTTCGGCTTTCTCTTTTGGAGTAATCACTTTGGGACGTGGTTTCTCTTTAGAGTCTGCTTTAGCGGCAGGTGCTGATGCTGGTGTTGCAGGTTTTGCCGCAGGTTTTGTTTCTGCTGGTTTGTCTGCCGCAACGGCAACTAGGGAGAGAGTAGCCAATGCTACTGCTGTCAATACTTTCATGGATTTCATAGAATCTCCTAATTTACTTCAAGATAACATTATCTCATATTATACAACGCTTGTCAAGTACTTATCGTTGACTGGTTGACTGGTAATCGTCTTCTCGCCTTTTAGTTCCAATATTATATTTTGCTGTAAGCGTCCATTCATTTTTTTCTTTGTATGATATGATTTTGATTTGAGACAATGGTGCAATAGGTTCTTCAACATTTGTTGCTCTAGGAACAATTTCAATTAATCCCCATTCGGCCAATAGCTTTGCAATTGTGTTTCTTCTCGCTAAATCGTTCTCTTCAAAGTCAGTTGGTTTGCCATCTAGCGCAAATAACTCTTTAAAATGTACAATATAATATTTACCTTTTTTATGTAAAATGTGACATGATTGGTATAGAGTTTTATCTTTTCTAGATGCTACGCCTATTCTTGTCAATGTTTCTTTTACTTTTAAAAAATCGTCTTCCTGTTTTAATCTTACTTCAAGTAAGTCTTCAATGTTCACCGCCATTCTTTTTCTCCTTAGACTTCAAGCCACCTTTTTCTAATTTTTGTCGCATGATTTTAAGCTGGTCAGAGGTTATGAGATTCTGCACTTGTTTAGCTTTAGCATAACTATAGCCAAAATATTCTGAAATCACATTAATGTCCTCAACTATTTCATTCTTAAACCACTTACTGAAGCGTTTTCGTGGTCTAATGGTATTTAGCAAATACAAAAATTGAGGTTTATTTTCGAGTAAATGGCGACCATTCATCTCGTTTGCATAGAGTACGGTGTCTGAGAAGTAAGATAGTCCTTTATTAACGATGTACGCATTGTACGTTTTTTCGGCAAGTTCATCATTGTCGGTGCCAACCATCAAGTTTTCTTTTGATTGATTGATAGCATTTAGATATTCGAATGGTGTCATATTAATACTTTGATGTGGTGTACTTCATCATTTCATTAATGACAGAATCTTCTACTTTGAACATTGGAATTACTGCGTCTTGTTCAATAGGCACTAATACCATTTCATCGATCCATCCATTTGATCGTGTGATGTTTCTAATTTTACATCTGAAATTGTTTTCAATACGAAACAACCAACCACACCATCTGTAATGATGTTTGGGTGCAGGAATAGTAACATAATAAAATTCATCGACACTTCTACATTTTGTCAACTGTTTTTTATGAAATGTAACTGCACCTTCAGTAATAAATGGTGTGCCGACTTTGACTTCAACAGTCTTGCCATCAGCCAATAAATCTTTTTCAGAATCAAAGTTGTCTAATGAAAATTCAACTCTTCGATTTTTAGCAAGATAGTTGCCTACATATTTCTCACCGATCTTACCAAGAATTTCAATATTCTGTTCTTTTGTCAATACTGTTTTCATCATTTAAACTCACAGTCAACCATCACTTCAGTTAAGAAAGCGACAAAGTTAATTTCTTGGTCAACGACAAATGCAGACTTGTATTGATAGTCGGCAAGCAACAGAACCATACGTGGAACAGAATCTGGCTTTAAGCATTCATTGCTGTTATCAAAGATTCGTTTGAATAGTACTGATGGTTCATTGTCTAGATTCTCTGCAACCCACCTACGCATACCCGTGAAGTCTTTTGCTTTTAATCTTTCGACTAATGACTTGAAATTGTCACTTGAGATATTTGCGAGAATACCTGTATCAATCTTACCTGTAGCAGAGTAGCGTTGCAGTTCATTCAGAACACGGCGCCAATCAGGAAAGTGTTTCATAATAAGTTCAGCAACAACTCTCTCTTCAAACTCTACATTTTCTTTTTGTAGAATGCCAGTCATACGTTTCATAAAACGACCAGCAAGTTTTGGTTTGTCTGATGCGTTTATTTTAAAGTGTACAACAGAGCATCGGCTGTGGAGTGGGGCGATGATACGATTAAGAAAGTTGCAAGTAAGGATAAAACCACAATTAGCAGAAAACTCTTCCATGAAGTTCCGTAATGCGGGTTGAGTAGATTGCGGATTGAGATAATCAGCTTCGTCAAGAATAACATATTTGCGACCACCAGAAAATGATACAGTTGAGGCAAAGTTTTTAATTTCATTTCGTAGTGTATCGATGTTGCCGTTCATCGATCCGTTAATGACGATATAATTACATCCAAGTTCTTCGAGCATAGCCTTTGCGATAGTAGTTTTACCAACGCCAGGACCACCAGTAAGAATTAGATTGGGAACGTTCTTTTGCTCAACGAATTGTTGGAACGTAGACTTTAAGTCTGCTGGAAGAATTGTATCTTCAACAGTTTTTGGTCGATACTTTTCGACCCACAAGAAATCTTGTAGCATGTGTTCACCTTATCATAACATAAAAATATATTCTAACACATTGCATGTTAGAATGCAAGCGAGTGTTACTTAGCCACACTCTCATAAAGCGATTCAACATCATCTTGTTCTTGTTGAACCTCGGTGAAGTTTTGTTTGTGATAAATCTTTGCAAGTTTGCGAGTGTACTTTTTAGGCAACTCAAATTTATCTTCTACTGTAGTCAGAATGTCTTTAATCAAATCACGTTCCGCTTCAATGCGAGTAAGTGAGTTTGAAATTTCAACAAGTGCATCCAGAATCTTTTTACGATCCTCTGGAGAGGACGGAACAATCACGTTACTCATAATATTAACCTTCGTACTTAGAGCCAGCTTCTGTAGCAATCCAATATTCAATTTGGTCTGTCACATGTTTGAAGTGTGAAATACCTTTAGACGAAATTGCAACATCGTAATTACCAGGAACCATCTTGAGATTTTCTGTATTGAAAATCATTTTGAAATTAGATGAAGTCTCACCAACTTTGATCGAGAAAGTATCAGAATCATTATTTTTAACATCTAGTGCAGAGAGAGAAACACTTTCACCATCACCAACAACTGCAATGTTTGGAAGACCTAAGATGCCAGACATTTTCAACACCTGATTCATATCGTCTTTCGTAAGACGAAAATTCACTTCGGAGTTTTCGATCTTTAACTCTTTTACAGGTGGTGCCACAATCATAGATTCGTCTGCAAGTCCGTATGTAGTTTTGGATGTGCCAGATTTGACTGTGAGATTATTTGTATCAGTATTGATAACAATCTCAGGATCGGTCAAAGAACTACAAAGCGAAAGAAATCGATTCAAGTCATAGATGACAAAATCTTTTTCAAATGTTTCTGTTACTGTAGCTTTGCCAAGTACGTTCTGCCCTTTAGAGATTGTTCGTACTACGGAGCCCTCTTTGAATTGCATACCAGCATTGATTGTCGCAAAGTTTTTAAGAACGTTGATTGTTGATTCACTTAATTTCATTTTCATTTCCTTCATTTAAGTCATGTACGTGTAACATGATTATAGCATAGTGTAAAATTTTTAGCAAGTCTTTACGATTTCTTCCATCTTTCTTGCCATACCTTTGTGCATATTTCAGCACATTTCCAATACAGAATCCTTCACCATGTCCACCATCGATGATGAATTCTGTTGCTTGAAATTTGTCACGGGAATAATGTTGCCCGTATGTTGAATCAATGTAAGACTTCAGTTCGGCTAAAGTCTTATCTTCATTATAACGATAGTCGATCATGTCAGGTTCTGAGATGAAGTTCGTTTCATAACATCATCACCAGCGGTTGGTGAAACATTGATAGCCGCAAGTGCTTGCAAAGAACCGCCAAAGATATAACTGCCAGCATGTTTCAAACGCATCCATGGAAGTAACCATACTTTGCCACCAGCTTTACGCATCCATTGACAGAACATGTAATCTTCTGAAAGATAACGTTTTGTGTCTGGACAAATAACGCAATCAAAGTAAGCCATGATTTCTCTGCTACCATCAAAGTTTGCTGTACGCACATGATCTGGTTTGTAGCTTTGCATAGGGAATGCTTTGTCGTATTTTTGAAGTGCTTCACGGGTAATCAACATGAAACCTGTACCGCTTTCTTTTACTTCAATCGGTTCATCAACTCTGAATTGTGTTACACCATCTGCTGGATTAAAAACAAAGTCACCAACAAACTCTTCCAAGTTGTTTGGATTCTTATCTGCATAACCTTTGTCAACTGCGACTTTAATCTTCTCCCAAGAAATTGCTTTCTTTGGATATGGTCCACAAACAACATCCATGTCATCACGGGTTGTCGCAAAGTGCATCATCACTAAAACGTCTTGAGGCTCAAAGTGAATATCGCTATCAATAAAAATCATATGGTCATAACCACTACGAACAAACTCATCTGTCAAATAATTTCTAGCACGTTGCACTAGTGATTCGTTGAAGATGAAAAACAGTTTAGCCTCAATACCATATTTGGTACAAAGAACCATAAGG